GTATTGTTGAGAGACAAATACAGTTGGCAGCCTGCCGCTATGTAGACGAAGTTGTGGTGTACCAAACCGAGCAAGATCTAATTGACCTGTTGTTGATCCTGCCACTGGATGTGCGTATCTTGGGTGTAGAATATGCTGAGAAAGAGTTCTCAGGACAAGGCGAATGCTATGACAGAGGCATTGAAATTGTGTTTAACAAACGTGATCATAGTTTCAGTAGTTCGAGTTTAAGGAAGCGGGTAGTTCACGCAGAAACATTTAAGGTATTAAAAGATGGAAATCCAACCTAAAGACACAAGCAAGGGACATTTTTATGTTAGCCTTGTCAAAAGTGTGTTACGCATTACAGCAGGTGGTGCGTTAATTTCCGGCTTTATAGTACATGCTGGTGTATTGTTAATTGTAGCCGAAGTGCTTGGCATTGTTGAGGAACTGGTGTGATTTTATATGTAAACGGCGATAGTCACACAGCTGGTGCAGAAATTGTCACACCATATGCATTTGCAGAGGATGACCAACGCTATGTCTACATGGGTCGTAGACCACATCCTGAAAATATTATTGCCACGTGGGGCAAAACATTAGCTGATGCAATCAAAGCGGGTTTTTGGTACGATGCTGAGTCTGCTAGTTCAAATGCACGTATTATTAGAACCACAGAAAAATACCTAACAGAGCATGCCAGTAATCTGTACGAAACATTGATGATTATTCAATGGAGTACCTGGGAACGAGAAGAATGGTTACACAACGGTGTTTATTATCAAGTGAACGCCAGTGGAATTGACGACGTTCCACAAGAGCTACAAGAAAAATACAGAAATTATATTATTGGAATCGATTGGCAATTAAAAACCGAACAAGCACACAACGATATATGGCAACTGCATTGCCGACTCAATGATCTAAATGTCAAGCATGTGTTTTTTAATGGTAACTCAGATTTTTCTAAAATTACTGATCAACGCAGTTGGGGAGTAAGTTACATGGATCCTTACAAACCAAAATCTACATTTTCGGATACACTTACACAACGTGGGTTTGATACAGTAGCACCCAGTTCTTATCATTTTGGTAAACCTGCCCATAGCTTTTGGAGCAATCATATGCTACAATATGTTATCAGTAACCATTTGATTTGAGGCAAAATGCAATATCTTTTAATCGATACTTCTAACATGTTTTTTCGTGCTAGACATGTGGCCTACAGGGCAGAAGATGCTTGGGAAAAAATTGGATACGCATTACACATTACACTGGCTTCAATTAACAAAGTAGCACGACAATTTAATGCAGACCATGTGGTATTTGCACTCGAAGGTCGTAGCTGGCGTAAGGATTTTTACAAGCCCTACAAAGCAAACCGTGCAGAATCACGTGCGGCCATGTCAGAAAAAGAGCAAGAAGAAGACAAATTGTTCTGGGAAACTTATGATAATCTGACTAAATATTTGCTAGAGCAAACAAACTGTTCAGTAATCCGACACCCTAATGCAGAAGCAGATGATGTAATTGCACGTTGGACTGCTCTGCACCCACAAGACAATCATATTATCATTTCAAGCGACACAGATTTTGTGCAGTTACTGGCGGACAATGTGCAACAGTACAATGGCATAACTGATGAACTTCTTACAATTAATGGTATCTTTGATGCCAAGGGTAAACCTGTAATTGATAAGAAAACAAAAGAACCTAAAACTATTCCAAATCCAAAGTGGCTTCTATTTGAAAAATGCATGCGTGGTGACACATCCGATAATGTTTTTAGTGCCTTCCCGGGTGTACGCCTTAAAGGAACTAAAAACAAAATTGGCTTGCAAGAAGCATTTGACGACATGAATAAAAAAGGATATGCTTGGAACAATCTCATGCTTCAGCGTTGGACCGACCACAACGGTCTAGAACATCGTGTGTTAGATGACTACGAACGCAATCGACATTTAATTGATCTTGGTGAACAACCAGAAGAAATTAAACAACAAGTCGATCAAGCAATATGTGAACAGATTAGTCATCGAGACATTGGACAAGTTGGTGTCAGATTTATGAAGTTTTGTGGCAAGTACGAGCTTAGTCGTATCAGCGAAAATCCCGAACAGTTTGCTCGCTGGCTAAACGCAACATATCAAGGAGTATTAAATGATCATAGCTAAAGCAGTTATTCCAAATCAATATTGGATCTTGAAAGAAAACGATCGTAAGATTGGTAACATTGAATCTGGACCTGACGGATTTTCTGTTAAAATAAAAGATCTAACCACGTGTTTTAAAACACTGAGTATGGTGCAACAACGTATTGGCATTGACTTTGAACCTATTAAACAAAGATCTGTACCTGAACCTAACCAAGTACACGGATATCCAACCACAGACCATCCATATAATCCAATTTTTGATGTTAAACGTCAACTGCCTATTTGGACGCAGGAAGAAAAATCCAAGTCGTGGTTTGCCGCAGGATGGTATCGATTAAAGACCGGACGAGTCTGGAATGTTGTACAATGTCCAAAACTTATTACACTTCAGCGTTATCCATACACTGGACCATTTTATACCGAGGAAGAAGCCTGTGACAAATCCGTTTCGTGATCAAGAAAAATTTATGAGAGCCTGCGACCAAACAGTGGGTGAATTCAATGGTACACAATATGATATGTATTGTGCGTTAATCGAAGAAGAGTTTAAAGAACTTCAACAAGCATTAGCCGATAACAATGATGTGGAGTGCTTGGATGCACTGATCGACATCTTGGTTGTGACTATCGGTGCCATACAGTCAGCTGGGTTTGACGGTGAAGGTGCGTGGAAAGAAGTCATGAGTACAAACTTTGCCAAAATCGACAAGTTAACTGGCAAGGTGCGTAAACGTGAAGATGGTAAGGTATTAAAGCCAGTGGGGTGGACCCCTCCTAATCTAGCACCTTATCTAAAAAGAACATAATGTTACACATTAACAAATTCATCGATCGAGTCAAAGCGGCAGAAAGCAGAAGTCAACGTGACTTGATCATGACCATCAACGAAGCCAGGGACTTGCACGGGGATATTACAAAATTACTTTTAAGTCTTCAAGTACTACGTGAACAGTCTACTGCAACCCCTGTGGAACCCGTAACCAGCATTGAGGTTGTCGGCGGCTCATTCTAAAACTACCTAAAACTACCTACATAACGGGATAAATAAAAGTAGGAGTTTAACAATGAGCAGACCAAAACCTAAAGTTCTAGTAGAACTAACCAACAAAGTCAATTACAAGACCGAACAGGTACTTGCGGCTGAAGGGATATGGGCTGTGTTTTTTGACGGGCTACCTATCAACCTCAAAACATCAAATATGCTAATTCAATATCCTGGCCCCAAGTACAAGAAGGTTAGTTTTTCCAACAGCGGCCATGCAATTAATCTAGCAAAAAAACTTAACACACAATTCAAGACTGACAAATTCTCAGTGGTGTTATTAAAGCAAGGTCCCCAGATTTTTCCAGATGGTAAACAAAAATGAACTAACACAAACGTTAGTTGAATTATTACCCAATTCATTATCTGTAACCACAGAAAAAGCACTCAAGACTTGGTACTGTAATATTCGATCCAATGGTGGGTTACGACTTACTGATTACGGCTACAAAGCTTTTCAATTCTTAGAGATTGAAAGTTGGAATGTGCCGATTGAGTTTAAAAATCTCAATAAGAAAGGTCTATTGGCACTAGACCGTAAACTGACCTTTCCTTATTATATTGATTCAAAAAATAAACAGCTAGTTATGTTTTCTAGTAAGGAAGCAATGTTGGCAACTTTATACGGGGATTTACAAAAGTTTCTCGACAGTTATTCCGGGTAACTATAATCCACTATAATATTATCAGATATTATTGATAATATTATCGGATTATCAAGGTAATACTTGAGTATTATCTTATTTTGTTGTTTTTTTACCACAATTTTGTGGCTTTTTTACCACAGTTGTGTTTGGTTGACTGGAAATGCCCATTTTGCTATAATATATACATGAACACAAAAACAGTAACCCGTAAAAAGCGTACAGACCGCACTCACATCATTTATATGATCGAAAGCGGTACAGACTTCTACATTGGTGTCACAGCCAAGACCATGAGCACCGTTAAAAAGAGTGTGTTGGTTCGTTGCAACAAACACATTTATCGTATGCGTTCTGAAGACAAGTCATGGATGCTGTACGAGACCATGCGTGAGCGTGGTACTGACTCATTCACTGTTCGTGTGATGGCTGTGGTGCGTGGCAAAACAGAAGCTCACAATTTTGAGCGTGACATGATCCGTAGCATGAAGCCCAACTTAAATACTGATGTTCGTGGAGTTAACTTTTAATGGTGCAGTATGAAAATCAAACAATCCAAACCTAGAAACTTTGTTGCCAAAGATTTGCGCACACCAAAATATCGCATGCGCAAAGAAGAATTAAAAACGGCATACCAACGACATGAAAAACATCAAACACGTTGTTGTCTTGTTGACTTTAAAATTGCATAAGTGTATAATCAGTATCTAACCAGGAGTATATCATATGATCACAATGAAAGAATGGATGGAACTAGTTGACTATAAAATCACCGAAGGTGGTGATTTTGGCTGGGACTGTTACGGATCAAATAGTTACCAGCTAAGTAGCTGGAACGGTGTTCACGACCAGGGTGGGTGGAGTTTCAATATTGTATTCAGTACCAAGAGTCAAAAGGTCTACGAAGTAGCAGTCTGCGACTACACCAACAATCGTGCATATCGCATGATCAATCCCGACTATGTTAAAAAGTACAACAAAGAAGCCAAGACTCGCGGCGAAATGCTGAACCAAGCCTGGGACGATGTTGACTATGTGGATCTAGAAGTGGACGACGACTTTATCCAAAAATGTCTTGCTATCAAAGCCGGAGAAGTGTATGATACCCGTGTGAGTGTGCCTATTGATCTGTCAGATGATGGCATGTTTACACTGATGAAAATGGCACACGAACGCGACATTACATTTAATCAAATGGTCGAACAAGTCCTACGAGAACAATTGGGTCTGCTGGGTATGGATTCAGTTGTTGACAACAAAAACAAATTCTAATATAATTACGTTTATAGGGCCGTTAGCTCATGTTGGTTAGAGCAGTGGACTCATAATCCATTGGTGCTGTGTTCGACTCACAGACGGCCCACCAGACAATTGCGACTGTGGTGAAATAGGTAGACACAAGAGACTTAAAATCTCTCGCTCGCAAGGGCATGCCGGTTCGATTCCGGCCAGTCGCACCAACAACCTGGCCTTAGTTCAATGGACAGAACAGTAGCCTTCTAAGCTATCAATACAGGTTCGATTCCTGTAGGCCGGACCATAACAAGGATTTACAATGACTAATTCGCAGAAATCAAAAGTAGAGTTTGCACCTGGTGCATTTGATGATTTTGATGGAACACAAGAAGAACTTGATGCTTTGCAGAAAGAGCTTGTTGAAATGTTTTCTAATCTAACACCAGAAGAATTAGCAGAACAAAGTCGAGCTGTGGACTTTGAAGAACTCATGGAAGAAGATCCTGCGCTGGCAGAAAAACTGTTTAACAGTTTTAACGACGAGCCCACAAGAAAACTGCAATGACCAAGATAAACAGCAGTCCTGAGCGTAATACCTTCCAAGTAGAAGGTGCTATCAAGCGGGCAGAAGAAGCAGGCCAAGAGCCTGACCAAGACTATATTGACATGTGGGAACAGATCAAGATTGACGATGCTAACAAGATCCACGATCCTGAGTGGCAAAAAGACAATATGGAGTACGATCTACGCAGTACTTTATGGATCTGTGACAAAGTAAAAGCCAGCGACAATTATGCACAGAACTTGTATGCGGCCATGTGTAACATGCAGTTTCAAAAATTAGAAACTTGGCCTATCTTAAAGAATCAGCGGTGGAGTTGTAGTTGGCGTCATAGTGGTGGTATCATTGCAGACATGCAAGAAAAAGGCGACTACATTGATTGGTACTGTAGCGGCATTGGTAACAAAGAAAACGGTTTTGGATTAGATGGGTACGAACCCACATTGGATTCTGATGGCAGAGACTACGTTGCCGAAGGTGTAGTCACAGAAGAGATCCGAGAAGATCTACGTAAACTTGGATGGACGCCAATTGAATGGGAAGATGATTAACAGTTTATCAGGGTGGTATGTGGCCAGTATTACGCCTCCTGTAAACGGTCGCGTTTCTAAACATGTATATGTGGGGTGGACACCTTGCATAGATTGGTGCAAAGAGCAATTTGGAAATAATGCAATAGATGGTTGGAGATTCATCGGAGAAGGTGTATTTGAATTTAGAGATGAAAAAATGTTAACATTGTTCTTACTGAGGTGGGCATGATCGAAGTAACTCTCGAAGGACACAACCCAACTCGTGTTATGGAAATAGTACAAGAGTTGAGAGACAGCGGTCTTCAACAAGGCTCCGACTTTGACTTTCAATATCATCCTCCCAAGTTTGATGCAATAAATGGTCACGAAATGAAACCTAAATATACAATTTTTTTCTTTTACAACAATGCAACTGCCAGTTGGTTTGCATTAAAACACAAGTGAGGTAATTATGGATTGGTCTAAACAAGAAATGGTACGACTGCTTAAAAGTGCTCCTGGCACACAGTACCAAGAAGCAGATGACACGCAGAAAATGGTCATTAGAGATTGGGTGCGTAGTTTGCTACAAGCAGGTTCTGTCAGCCTTGAGTTTGTCAAGGCTGATGGTACAATTCGACAAATGAAATGTACTCTTAATCACGACTTGATCAAATGGGAAACTGTTACAGAATCGGCACTCCCCAAGAAAGAACGCAAAGAACCCACAGAGGATGTTGTGCGGGTGTATGACTTGGAAAAACAAGAATGGCGTAGTTTTAGATTTGACCGACTGCATAAAATTACAACCGAGTTATCTTTTACCTAATTGGTTGCAAATATTTTTTGTATAGTATAAAATAACGAATTATAAATATTGATTCGTGATGCCATTCATGGGTCATGAATAAAATCTTGCTTAATTTAAAGGAGAAAAATATGGCTTTAACACCATTGCACGATCGCGTTCTCGTCCGCTTACTAGACGCAGAAAACAAGAGCCCAGGCGGTATTGTTATCCCTGATGCAGCCAAAGAAAAACCCACAACAGGCGAAGTACTAGCTACCGGAAATGGTAGAATTACCACAGAAGGTCTAGTTATTCCGTTGACTGTTAAAGTTGGCAACCGTATTATGTTTGGTCAGTACTCTGGCCAAAAGGTAAAAGTTGACGGTGAAGAACTAACTGTTCTTAAAGAAGATGACATTTTGGCTATTGTTGAATAAGGAGAAATAACATGACCGCAAAACAAGTAAATTTTGGCGACAACAGTCGCATTCGTTTGATCGAAGGTGTTAACATTCTTGCTGATGCAGTGAAGGTTACCCTAGGACCCAAAGGTCGTAATGTAGTAATTCAAAAGAGCTTTGGTGCTCCAACAATTACCAAAGACGGCGTTAGTGTTGCCC